GCTGCCGTGCCCGTAAACCCCACCATCACGTCGCCCCCAGCGGTGGTCAGTGTCACCTTGACGTTGGTGGCATCCACAGCAACAAATGTCGTGCTGGTCGTGCTATACATCGTGCCATTGTCACGCACCACCTGCTGGCTCGGCGGGTTTTTCAGCGCCGCCATGTTGTCACGAACATAGACATTCATATCGCTGGCCGTCAACTTTTCGTTAACTGCCCACGTTTTCGGTGTTGTGTATGGCATCGCCCCGTCTCCTACAGCGCTAATCGGTTATCATCCAATAACCCATACGTATCGTCGTCCAGCGTTAGATAGGTGTACGATCCCAGCGCGGCCACCGTCAACACAATGTTGGCCGGGCCATCCGGCACCAGGCTATACTGCAGGCCAATGATCCAATGACGTTCTCCACTCAGTCCCGTTTGCGTCTCGGTAATCTCGACAACATCACCGATATTCAGCGTGTACAAACTGACGCCATTGACCACCTCAGGCCCGGCGAACCCGATCTGCGTCACGCGCACCAGCGGCGTTGCATACACGCCCAATAAATAGCGCGCCACTTGCTCGGCCAGTGCCGCGCCGCGTTCCATTGGCAGTGGCAGCGCGTAGGTCATAGAGCGGCGTCCGTACTCATCCTGGCTCAGTATGTCGTCGATCACCAGATTGACCCGATCGAAGGCAATCAGCGCCACTCCGCGTACCTGCAGGTCGCGCACATACAACGTCCCCGTGGCCGTGTTGGTCATGTGCACTTCAATGCCGCTGCCCGTGACCGCCACGCTGAATTTGACACGCCCCGTGTTAGTGTAGTTGTAACCGCTGGTGTCCGATGTGTCGTAAACCGTGTAGTCCGTGCCGGGCACCAATGGCAACTGCAGGCTCTGCGCTCCTGCCACACGCCCCGTGCCGACATCGAGATAGGGGATGGTATACGTGCGCGAACCATATGCCTGCGTGACCGGATCGGTCGGATTCCAGCGGGTGTAATTCGAGACCGTGCTGCCCACCGCCCCACGCCCAGGCACCTCTAGCACCGTCTGCGCGCGCGCGATGACCCCGCTCACTGTCGTGCCCCGCGGGGTGTAGGTTACCGTCACCCGGTTGGCCAGATCGTCCAGCGTCAGCGCCGTATCCTGCACATTGTGCGCATTGTCGATCACCAGTGTCGCGCCCCTATTGGCCAGATCGAACAAGAGCCGTTGATCGCGAAACGTCAGCGTCCCATCGCGCGCGCACCAGAAATACCCGAACTCACTCTCCACTACGTCGCGGATGGCGGAGAGTGCATTCGTTTCTGCGTCGCTCCAGGTATCAGCCGCCACATCAATAGTCATACGCCCGGTGTCAAAGTCAATGTACCCGTCTGGCTCGTCTCTTCCCCCACTGAGCGTGCTACCGCTGACGGTGATGTTCGCCCCCGATTTGGCCAGCGCTATACTGTTGCCCCAAGCCCCGCGCGCGACGGCGGTCAGCGATACGGCCGCGTCGCTGATGGCCTCCGTTGTGATGCGCGCGAAAAAGTCCTCCGCCGACGACGAAAACCATATGCCGTCCGCTCTGGTCGCCTTGACCCCATCGGAGTAGCTGTCCGGCCCGAGATTCCATGTCCAGTAGTGAGAGCCAGAGTTCGGGACATTGGTCAGGCGTAGTACCAACCAGTAGGACTGTGTGTCGTATAGTGTCACGCCGCCAGAGACGGTGATCGTGTTCCAGGCGTTGGCTGTCGGAGAGAACTCCCCCGATTGCAACACATCCCCTGGCAGACCCTCGGCGTCCTGGCGTACCTCCCATGTGATGTTGCCCGGCGTGCCAGCCGTAGAGGCGCCTAAGTACACTTCGATCTGCGATAGCTTGCCGGTCTCTGGTACGAACTGCTGCGCCTGCTCGTACACCCCCACCCACACGATCCCGATGACGTAGGCAGTGGATACGCTCGCTGGCTCGATACTCACCGTCCCACCGGCAACCCCCCCAACCGCCTCGTGGTAAGCCGTTACCTGCGTATGCTTGGTAGTACCACTCCCGTACGCATTGGTGATCTGGTCTGTGCCCACTGCGTTGATCGCTGCGGCCAGATTCTCCGCCGACGGGCCTTTGTCGGCCCCGATCTTGACCTCGAAGGCTGCCGAGGGCGACGTGCGAAACGTGTAGGTCACGTCGCCGATGGTGACCGTATCCCCATCGCTCGGCACGTCGGTCAACGTGAACGATCCGGTCGCACGGCTGGCGCGCAGCGCCGCGCTGGTGATCAGGCGTAGCAGGTAGCCCGCCTTTTGGCCCTGCTGTAGGGGCAGGCTGATCAGGCTGTCCTGTAATCGCCCCAGCAGGTCACAACACTCAATTGTGCAACGCTGTGTCTCCCCATACTGCCCCGCATCGGGCTTGATTGCCCGCACATAGCCGCGGAAGATGGTCTGGCCCTCCGCCTGCACCACCACCACGCGATTGGGGCGCAACGACGTATAGAGCGGACTACTGCGGTTGGAGGGCGAGAACCGGCGATCGCTATTGTTGACGATCAGCGTGCACATACCAACATCGGCTACGTGCTGAAAAGCATCCGTCATACCCAGGATGATTTCACAACTGCGCACGTAACTGGTGATATCGTAATCTGCCAGCTTGACAGACAGGCTCATGCGTCGCGTCTCCTCACGATCTGCACTGCGCTCAAGGCTGCTTTCTGAAATTCTGCATAGGGAATCATGGGCAAAATCAAGGCATGGCCCGCCAGATTACACATATAGGCCGCCACCCCAGTGGGAGTCGTCCATTTCGTCATTGTCGCACTCCCAATCTGATATTGCGCCGTGCCGCTTCACGCTCCAACGCATTAAGCAATTGCGCAGGATTTTGTACTCCATGAATGTGCACCGGGCCACTAATAGTCACACCCACACCACCGGGCACGATTGGCCCCATGCGTGGAAAATCCGCGCGTCGCGCCCCCTCGCGCATCTTGCGTAGCATATCCTGTGATAGGACGAATTCTCCCCGGTGTACCCATCCGGCAATCTGGTGTGGTGGGCCGTCTCCAGTGTAGCCCCCCCGTTGATATCCGCGCCCCATGGCAATGTCAAGCGAAGTATATCCACCGACGCTGAGCTGTGAGGTGATAGTAATGGTGAATGGCTGATTGGTGAATGAACGCATTCGCCTTTCTACCTCATCGATCTCTTTGACAATGTCTTCTCTCCACCCCGCCCAAGCCTTTGTGGACAGGTCAACCGCAGCCACCATATCATTTCCGATCTTCTGGGTCGTTTCCCCAGATTTGGCGTCGAGATCATCATATTTGTCATAGATGACTGTGAGGAAGTCAGATACTCGCTCGAACCCCTCCAGAGGGTTACCTGTGCTGAATAGCCGCTGCATCTCGGCGATTTGATCAGGGATACTTCCTTCTGCTGGTTTAAGTTTGCCGCTGGCCAATTGCTCAATCAGTTCAACCCAGCGCCGTAATTCTTCTTCATTGGTGGGCACTTTCATCAGCCTGTCAACCCATGTCCAATCCTCACGCGCCAATAAACCAATTTGAATAGCATATCCTTCTGCACTCAGCCTGCCTTTGGCTAACGCTTCTGCTGCAGCCTCGGCTCGCAACCTGAAAATCTCACTGGCAGCATTGGCCTCGCCTGTCGTGATGGCCAGCGCGCGCAGGGCTTCTTCCGCCTTTTCTCCTTTTACTCCATATTCCTGTAAAGCTTCCTGGCCTGCCTGGAAGACCGAAGCACCGAAATCAGTTGGCCGCAATCCCCATAATTCCTGCAGTGTTTTTCCTGCGCGTTGTGCTTCCGCTGATAATTTGCTAGCTGCTTCTGCATTGCGCTCTAAAGATTTCGCCAGTTTTTCGGCCTTTTGCTCATCGAATTGCGTCAGAAGTGCTCCCCAAACTCCGCCAGTTTCTGCAGTGATGCGTGGCCCACCCAATGCCAATGACCCAAAACGTCCCGCAAATCCCATACTTTGTTCTTCTATCGTCCGCCATTGCTCCAGCGCTCCGCCATATTGCTCCGCCCGATAACCGCGCATGAACTGCGCCGCAGCCAGCCGTTGCTGCTGACGCAATTGCTGTTCGTATATACGCTGAAAACGATCAATCTCTGCCTGTTGTGCCCGGCGCGCCCTATCCCAAAACAAGCCAAAACCAATGTCACCCTGACCACGTATAATGGCGCTCATATCCCTCGGCGCAATGGCCCAATCTATGCCAGTATAGGGACGTAGAGGTGGAAATCGCTGATAGAGTTTCGCCTGCTGTTCATAGTATGCCTGGCGGGTAACCTGGCGCATGTAATAGTAGTGCAGTTCTTCAGGAGTCATGAACATTAGCGGCCCGCCGCGCGCTGGTAGTTCTACAAATGAAGGCCGCGCGGGGAACCCGGTACGCGGCCAGGTCATTTCTCCTCCAGCGTAAACAGCGAAAAGCTGTTGCCAGGCGCGTCTCCGCTCAGGGGTTGCCATTTCCGCTTCAGGAATCAGCGCACCGATCGCTCCCTGAGTGACATTCACTACGACCTGCCAAGGGCTCTTGGTCAGCAGAACCAGCGTATCGTACAGATCGAGCGCCGCACCCGCCGCTGTCTCGAACGCCTCGTTTATCTCAGCCCCGACTTCTTCTTTAAACCCCCGAATACGCGCCTTCAATTGATCCTGTTTGAGTGTGACATTAGCTATGCCTTCTCCGAGTTTATCTGCTTGCTCTTTCAGTCCTTCAATAACTGCTTGCTGAAAAGCAGCCTCCTGGGACAATCCTGGCATAGCCGATTGCAATTCCTGCATTCGATTTTTGACTTGTGTCACACTCAAGCCAAGCTGATCCAGGCGCATAAAAGACATATTTGCCAGAGTCAATTGAATTTGCGCCAACGCATTTTCAGTATTGCCGAGATGTGGATTGGCCGCTGCGACCACACTCAACATTCGCGCAAATTCTCCAGCCTCCTGCGTACTATCAGCCAACCCGAATTTCATGAGTGTATATGCTTGCGCTGCCGCTTCTCCTTCAGTTACTGTTCCGCGCATGGCTTGAACAATGGCTTGTGTCCAGCGTTCTGCTTCTCTTGCTCCGCCCGCATAAACTTCCAGAGCATAAGCGGTTTTCTGTGTTTGAGCACCCAGGGCAGCCCATTCACTGGCCGTGCTGAGCACACGCTGAAATGAGCCATAAACCATCATGGCACTATTGCCCAGATAAAATAAATTCTGGGCCATGCCAAGAACGCTACGTCCTCCACGCTGACCCAGATGTTCGGCTGATTGTCCAGCCTGTTCCATGCCACGCGAAAACTCGCGCAGTTGGCGGCTGAAATCATCCTTGACACTCAGCGTGATGGTGCGCCGTCTATCCATGTTCCTTATCCATAGCGCAACAAAGCCAGCAAAGCATAGGCCGTAATGTTTTCTGCATATGTTTTATCCCCCGCACTGGCCCGCTCAATCATCTCATCGATAGCTTTCTGTCGATGATACTCATAGGCCAGCCAGTCCAAGCGCTCGTCATAGGGTAGGGCCCGAAATTCGCCCAATGTCCATTTCATGCGATCACAAATGCGATAGACCAACCATCTAACTCCGTCGAAAGGGGCGATGACGGATGTCTTCCTCCGCCGTCTGCACCAGTTGGTTAGTGATCTTCCACAGCGCCGATACTGCCCAGGCATCCAACCCGGCGATATAATCGAGCTTCTCGTCTGGTGTCTCGCCCGGAATATCCATGACCCAGCAGGCCAGTATTTGCGCATGCATCTGGCGCATACGATAGCGCTCTAGCGCTTTGATATAGGCTGGATCGCGCCAATCGCGTTTGCGGGTGATTTTTCCATCCGCGTCCTCATAAAATTCATCAGTGTAGGGCGCTTCCGGAGGATCGCCCGCCAATCGCATGGCGTCTACTACCTCATCAGGCGTCAGCGCGCGCATCTTGAAAATCAGGCGTTCCCCATCAGGAGTGATCACCTCATATTCTCGCGGCGCTCCAGAGCGCAAATCGCCCAGCGTTGCTTCCCGTGCTGTCTCTCTAGTCATGCCAATCCTTTCTGCACCCTAATAGGCACTCCAGACATTTGCGTGATAGCTGAGGGTATAGCGCGTCACATCACCATCTCGTCCCCAGTAGGTGATCGAATCAATCGCGCCACTGTACAGGAAAAATCCCGCACTTCCTATACTGGCACTATGCTTCAAATGCATATGCACAGCCGTTTGGGCATTAGCCATCGCTATGAAGGGCAGCGTATCAGTTGTATAGAAAGCACCAATGTGAATATCGACACGCTGCCCCGTATAGCGATTGTGGTAAACACCATCGAAGGTACGGAAATTGTCTACGCCATAGATAAACGTCCCGTACACATTCTCGGCATATCCCACTAACGCAGAACTGCCCGTCCCTGTGTAGAGATAGATTTTGCCCTCTGGCCAGGCAAACGTCTCAGCCATACATCAGCCCAGATATCCACTCGCCGTTGGCCCATTCATGGCCAATGCCTGGAACTGATAGGACAACATGTTCTCTTGATCACCCTCGGTGAATTGCGTCTGTGTCAGATTGACACCATGGAACTGATAGTAATATGCTGCTCCCGCCTCCGGTGCAGTCATCTTCAGTTCCAGATGAACCATTGGCACAGTTGCCCCACTCCCCGTGCTTGGATTGGGAAACTGCGCCGTATTTGCCCAGGCAATGTCGAATGAGCCGTTGATAGGCTCTGCGGCAACTACTTTATGATGGCTAGGCGTACCCCGATCACTGATTACCTGAACTGTGCGCGCACTCGTCCAGGTAAAATTGCGCACAAATCCCAGCAGCGCTGTTGCTGCACCACTGGCCGTTGCCCAGCTCAGGCCGCTACCAGACGCCTGCACCCACCGCAATGTTCCCTCTCGACGATTTCGTACTTCTGGCATTGTTGTCTCTCCTTACGTTCGTTCGAACCAGCTAAAATAGATGAGAACACGTCGACGCTCAATATCCGGATTCGGATCAGGAAGCGTTGCCTGTGTTTCGATCCGATCCAATACAATACGATATGTCGTATTTGTAGGAGCCTCTGCATTGGTATAAAAATCTTTGATCACAATGGCGCTTCCCTGGGAGCGCGCCCCCAAAACGGCCTTCATCAGTGCATCATGCATTTGATTGAGCTGCGCTCTCCAATAGGGCACGCGCCGCGAAATCCAACAGTTCACTTCACAAATTCCAAATTTGTGCTCTCCGCATGTTCCATCTCCCATACTTCCCAGATAGGGAGAAGCTTCACTATCAATACTTAACAGATGTATTGAATAGCATGGCGTTTCCAACGGATCAATTGGCATTTCCAATACCAGTCGTGCTGTCGTCAATAAAGGAGGAAGATTGGCTGCCAATTGCGTTTGCAACCAGGCATAAAGCGTTGCCAACACATTGTATGGCCCGGTTACATGCGAAAATGGCATCAGAACCCCTCCCGCATAATCTCATCAATATAGTGCTCCAGTGTACGCATCGCATGTTCTTCCGCCACATCAAGAAATCCGGCAGGAGCTTGACGACTATGACCGGCATTCAAATATTCGATATAATGTACATTCGAACCCTGCACAATGGTCAAACCATCATCTTTCATTTCCCAAACAGCATCACTTGGCCCTGTCCCTTCGATTTTTTTGCGGATATCTCCGGGCGTCCAATGTCCCCAACTGGCGCGCGCGCGCCCGGTATCTACTGGCATTTGCTCTTTCACCCGCCGCTCGGTGGCCAGCGATACTTCACGCAGGCGCGTTCGACAGCGTAAAACTATTTCCCTTGCTTGTTGTGCTGTATAACGCCGCTCCTCACGTAATGCCTTCGCATCGACAACGATTCTCATTTCACTGCCCGCATGTGCACGCACAACTCCACAATGACATTGAGCCGAGACAGAGAGGCCCGATTCACCGCGCGCTGGAACAAGGCGTCGTCCAATTGCGCATCATCATCAAACAATTGCCGCATTTTCAGATTGATTTCACGTGCCAAATCCTCATGGGGTGAATACCAGAAGTCGTGCTCGAAATCAAATTCCCAATGTCCTTGCTGACGATATTCAAAGGGCGAATTGTCTCCCTCCGGAGACTTCAGATACCCAAATGTGGCCAGCGTGATGTAGCGCGTGTGCGTCGGGTCGCTTACACCACTGTTCGACCAGGCGAAGGGGGCAATCAGCCACACCTCACCCCCCGGTTTCATGATCCGGTACAACTCCGAAAACCAGGCAAACCAGCCATCCTGCCAGATGGGATGGTGTGCCACGAATTCCCCATTACACACAATATGGTGCGGGATATGTTCGATAATGTGCGATGCAATGGCATAATCATACGCATTGTCTGGCAACAGTGCGCCATCATTGGCCCGCCAGGGATAATCAAACAGGTCAATTACCAGATTGACTCCTGGCAAGGCATTCCGATCCGCATTGTCCCAGGCAATGGTGGAATCGGTGTAAAGCCACTCCGGAATCATGCGATGATGAGCGGGTCGCTGACAAGGCAAAATCACTTTCCCGCATCCCAGATTAATTCCCCGCTTGTTCATGTGACTGCGAACGCTCCTCCGGCCACCGCTCATATTGCTCCACATCAGCTTTCTGCTGCTTTTGCAACCACTGAATGATCACTTCCGCACGTGCATCCCAGGTGCCAGATTGAGCCCACCGTTGCCCTGCCCGCGCAATGCGCTCAGCCTCTTTTTCATGCTCCAAGGCCCAGCGTACTTGCCGTACCGCCTCTTCTGTTGTGTGATACATCAGGCAATTAGTACCATCGATCAATCCCAGAGCTGCGCAATCCTGACACTCGTCCATCACTACCAGACAACCCATGGCAGCAGTTTCCCATACTCGCTGCGCCACATCACCCGCCGCGCTGACTACCAGACTCAATTTGCTGTCCTGATATACCGCCGCATATTGGTCATAAATAGCCCCCGTGCCATAGGCCAGCCGCGCCCAGGATATCCCCTCCCGCAAGGCATAAAGCAATTCGGCACGCCGCCCGTACATTACTGCCAGCATCGCCGCATCATAGTGCCGTTTGCCCCAGGCAGGGCCTGGCAAACAAAATGTCGGATCATATCCACAGGGCAACCAGGTCACATTGGGTTCCCCTATGCGTGCCCCATGACCATGGGCCAGGAATAGATGGTCTACCTCGAATTGACGATAGTCGCGCACATGGTTATCCACTCCATACACCAACCAGGGCATATCCCCATTACGCTCAACGCCCAAATGCGAATCCATGATCAACACTGCATCGGGCTGCCAGCCTTCCTCCGGTTCTGCGGGCACCCAGACATAGCGTGGGTCTACCTGTCCCCCCCAAATCGCGTTGGGGGGATCAGGCACTGGCCCCGCAGTGCGCACGTCATGCCCCAAACGCCGCAATGCCTCCGCCACATATCGTCCTGACGCTACCGGCCAATGAATGGCCAAGACAAGTAATTTCACGCCCAAAACCTCACTTTCAGGAATGGCACGTCCGGTTCAACAACTTTCGTATCTACCCAACGCGCCTTGAACAGGCGGGCATTCATGGCGAACGATGGGCTTCCTCCCGTGCTGCCAACCTCATGGATCAGGCGGATGCGCGGTTCATGCCAGACCTCATAGCCCTCTAGCTGGGCACGCACACAAAAATCAACGTCCTCGAAATAGCCACGTCCATAGGCCGTATCAAATCCTCCCAACATATTCCATAGCCCGCGCCGCGTTGCCAGCGCTGCTCCCGTCACCCATGACACCTTGCGAGCTCTGTTGATCGGCTCCCAATCTGGATTGGCAAATCCCAGCGCCTCATGGAAAGGCTGGCCAGCGCCATCGAACACCCCCCCCACGCTCTGCACCTTGCCATCCGGAAAAAGCAACGTTGGGCCAGCCACCCCGCATTTGCTGTGGCTATCAAATAACGTCAACAGGGTTACATCCCAGCCCGTTTCGGTAGGATAACAATCCTGATTGAGAAAGAACAGAATTTCTCCGCGGGCACGCTTGGCCGCCTGATTGCAATTACCCGCAAAACCCAGGTTGAAATGTGTCCGCTCACAGCATGACCCCAGCGACAATGGGCCGTTATATTCAGTGCTGCTGTCATCCTGCACCAACACCTCAGTAAGCCGCGGATCGGTCGTCTCTTGCACTAACCGCAAACAGCGCGTCACCTTGTCGAGGTGATTGTAGGCTGGGATGATAACACTAAGTCGCGGAATGTTCACCGTCCGCCTCCAGACGCTGTATTTGCTGTTTGACCGCCTTGCCAATACCCATTGCTACTTCGTCCTGATTGCTGGCCATCACATAAATCGGTGCATGTAGATGAATGGATGCGCCAGGAATACCAGCCGGGGAAACACCAGCTTGAACCGACGCTTCCGCCAAGGGCGTACGCTTGCGCGCCAAATCAGATGCACGACGAGTCAGTACGTCCTCCACAACTGATTGCACTGCCCTGGCCGCGCGTTCCCAGGTACGCTCGCGCGCCCAGGCCAGCGCCCGCGCCGCCCGCGCTGCACGCTCTGCTGGTTGCTCATATAGCAGACGTAACTTGGCAACCAGATCGTCCATATCTGCATAGTAATCGCGTGCCCCTCCCCAAGTGCCCAGCGTTCCCGGTCGGGCTTTGATCAATGCTCCGCGCTCATCGTCACCGATGATTTCGTGTCCACTGCAATAATCAATGGCCACGGTTGGAACGCCCGTGGCCATGGCCTCGATATGGGGCAGGCCGAACCCTTCACGATGCGCCAGCACCATGTGCACATCCAATAAGTTATAGCGCTCATTCAGGGAAGCAATCCCCGCACGCAGCGCATCATCCCGATAACGTACCCGCGCTGCCTCCAACCCCTCGACCGCCACCAATTGTTTGGGAATGTCCCAGCCCGCCGGACTGGTACGCTCACAGTCCAGATACAAATAGGCCTGGGACACATCCGAGAAAGCGCGCTTAAATCCTGCCACCATGCTGGGAAAATCCTTGCGCCCCTGATTCATAGCCATCACCCCAACCACAAATGCATTAGGGGGAATGTCCAGTTTTTCGCGCAGTTCAGCGCGTCGGGTATCGTCCAATCGATAGAACTCATTGGTATCTACACCGGGCGGGCAAAGCCAGGCCGTACATCCTTGCTCCCGAAAAACACGCTGCCCGAATTCGCTGATGGTCATCAGGCTATCGAACGTCTTTGCTGTCGCAATCCAATCGCTGTAGATTGGTGCGCCATCGACCGGGGTGATGACCACCTGTGCCGTGGTACTCCAATCGATGCCCGTCGCATGACGCATCATGACATGATAGGGGAAATCCTGCACTCCCAAAACCAGATCGGGTTGATAGGCAGCCCAAATGCCAGTCAGCGCTGCCCCATGATCGCGACCATTCAATGCTGCCACATGGAAGGGCAAACCGAGTGGAAGCAATCCATCATATTGAAGGCAAGCTCCCATGATTTCATGTCCGGCATGTTGCAAATGCAAGCCAATTGCTCGACAAATGCGCCCAAAGCCAGTGGGAACGAAATCCCCAAAAATCAAAATTCGTGCCACATTCTGCCTCTTTCTGCTCTAGCCCGTTTTGTCACCTCTGCGCAAAATAGTGCGATACCACACTTGCCCGCCCAGCGTTACTGGCACACTATCTCCCTCAACATGATACGTCGCCCCATGCCAGACAATTTCATCGTTGGGCCCTAAATGAACCTGTGTACTAATCACCGCATCGCCGATCATGATCTGGCCGCCAGGAAGTTGCATCTGTCGGAAATGCATATCATTCCACAGCGCCGTGATGATATGCTCAACATATGTGCGCGATTCGCCGCTTCCCGCCCAATATGCGCTCCCCCCCCCAGTGGCTGTCGCAACACAATGTCTCCACACACCAGTCGTGCCCACATAGGACTGCACAGCATTGAATTGACCGTTAATGCGCCCTGATTGAGGCCCACGATAGCCTACCAACTCGCTTGCCCCTCCGACCAGGATGCGTAAGACCCCGCATCTGTAGCTACAGCCCGCACCTCTTCGGTAAGCTGTTCATAAAGTACCTGCAATTGCCGTTGCGCTGCTGTATCATCATATTCGGTGCCATCAGGCGCAGCCCATTTGGCCCGTTTCAGACTATCGAACATCAATGTCCCAACAGCTTCCAATGCCGCACCAACTACTGAGCCACCTACCGTCGTGAAATGATCAATTTCATCATCACTGAAGATTGTATGCACCCCCCGTACACGGAATGCACTGTTGGCTGAAATGACCCCGCTAAATACCACGAATCCGGTAGGGTCTATGGTCGCTCCAGTAGCCAGCCAACCCGCAGTACCTGGCACGAATGCCGTCGCGCTGGTCACATTTGCCACTCCAAGGGCAAATGTGGTGGCTGTACCATCCCCCATCAGGGTCAAATCGAAGACAACCGGTTTGTCTTGTATGCGCAGACGTACTTGCTGAGCCGTTGTCAGACCCACGCTCAGTTCTCCTCGTCTTCCCCCTCTGCCTGGTCAGCAGAAGCCTCTGGCTCTTCTTGCCCCTGTTCGGCAGTGTCTTCCTGTGGCCCTTCCTCCGCGCCATTCTCATCAACCTCTGCCTTACGCGGACGGCCACGCTTTTTAGATTGTTGCGCCTCGGTCAATGTCCGTATTTGCTCAGCCAGGGTGGCCAGTTTTTCTTCCAGCGAGGCCAGACGTGTTGCCTGCGCTTCTGCTTCTACCTGACGCAGATAGTTTTCATACAGTCCCACAACTTCGCGAATGTGCTGAGGATACCAATGTCGCCATTGCGCCTCAATGTGTTCTGCGCGACCGTGTACATTGTTGATGTAATACTGCAGGCTGGGATAAAACCCCAGCTTATTCAGCAATGTGGTGTCGCCCGCCTGCGCCTCGACAAATGCCTGCTGTACCACTTCGCGCATCCATGCCAATGCTTTTTCCGTATGCTCGCTCATTGTTTGTCCTTTCCGGGCGGGGGAGGCTATTTCTCCTCCCCCGCCCTCCAGAATTGAACTAGGTTACCGTAGGAGCTGTCGTGCTGGACGAATAGTACCAGAACCGATCATCCACGAACCCGAAACCGAACCACGTGCGTGCATAGTACTTCCAGGTGTCATTAGCTGGATAGTACTCTGGCGGCAACACCCGCGCTGGATCAACGCGCTGAAACTTCAGACCACGTCCACGTTGGCCCAGCAACCATTGATAGCTGCTGCCCAGACGAGGCGTCATGATGATGGTATCTACCAGGCCATAGAACGGATTGGTGACACCTGTGCCATATTTTTCGACTGTGATGACAGTCGAGTCATGTTGGGCATGTGCCCGCATGACCTGCTGCGAACGCAGCAGTTGCAGTGCCGCGAAGTATACCTGAGGGGTGACGATGAGTGTGTCTGGGCGCACCCCCAGGAAATTTCCTGAACGGTCGCGCATGGTCACCAGAGCATTATATGCCGTGATCAAACCATCAGCACTGAACGTCGTGGCCGCCGTATTGCTATGTGTATAGTTGGACGTATCCGTCATGGCCGCCAACACCACATCTTCTTCAGTGATACGCAATGAACGGCCAACCGCCTCGGCGATTTGCTCCACTTTGCCTACTTGATCAAAGCGGCGCATTTCTTCCGTCACTGGCACAACGTAACCGCGCTTGTAGTTCTTGATGATCACGCCCGTTTCAAGCGCAATGGTTGCGTCAGGATAGTCCGCTCCTTCCGGCACAATAGGCGCATTGCCCATCGCGGCATCAAGCAGATACTCCTCCTGATGCTTGTTCGATTGGACTTCATCTCCCACAATCTGCGGAAAGACTACCGGTTCCATGGCATACGACTGCATGCTGATGAACTGAATACCTTGCCGCAGCAGATCGGGGAAGTTGGCCGTCTGCGCCGAGCCCAATGTGACCGCTTCAGTCAATTCCGCCAGTTCGGGATTGATTGTGCGGCGACCGCGCCGATCACGAGGGAAGGGGATCATATCTTCCGTGATGACCAGCGGCTGAGCATCGAGGACGCGCTCTTCTACACGCCCTCCCTCCAGGATTTTGGTGATGATCGGACGACTTAGGGTCATGGCACACCTCCTAGTAGTAATCCGCGTTGCGCGGCCATAACCAGATGGTAAGCTGTCCCGTTCCCGCCGGGCCTGTGTTCTCCCAATCGATCACAGTAGCCACTGCGGGCACTGGCGCAGCCGCCGTGCCGCCCGATACAGAAACTGGCGACGCCGTATTCCAGAGAGAACCCACTCCCGTCACACCCGATGCGGCCATGACGCCCGATCCGGTCATGACTGGTCCCGCCAGCGTACCAAAAGCTGGCTTACCAGAAAATGCCGCGCTGACGGTGAATACTCCGCGCGTCGCTACCACTACCGCCGAGTTGACTACCGTCCGGCCCGCCCAATCCCGTGCCGGATTGCGCGTGCAGGCAATGCCAACTCCCGATGCTTTCCAATAGGAGACCCCCGTGTGCGTGGCAATGATATAATTGCCAGACCACGAAACATAGTCTCCCGGATTGATTTCATGCGCTGTGCCAGAGGCCGGAAGCGTGATGTACAGTCCCTCTTCTGCCGGCGTACTGACAAACACAGCGCTTGCCGCTACTGCCATAGACGCTGTCCTCCTTGTTGTCTCTTGCGAATTTCTGCGATGAATTCATCCACCGAGCGAATTTCATCCACATTGATAGGCCCCAGCCCAGGCGACACACTCTGTATTTCTGTGACCATGCGCGGCGCGCCGGAAACAGGTGCTGAGGATTTTCCTACCGCCGCCATCAACCGGCTGCCGCGTTCAACGATGGCTGCCCATTGGCTGGGTTCGCTCCGCGCGATTTCTTCACGCAATTCACTTTCGATGACAGCAGGCAATGCCGCGCGACGAAATGCCTTCTCTAGTTCGACTTCATACCCCTTGCGCTCCATTTCTGTGCGCAGCCTGGCTACTTCAGCCTCTAGAGCGGTTACTCGTGCCGCTTCCGCTTGTGCCTGCTTTTGTGCTTCGATCAGCGCACTGCGTGCCTGATCCCGCTCTCGTATTGCGGCAGCCACCGCTTCTGTTTGCCGTACCGCCTGCCATTCTCTTTTCAGACGCTCGACAAATTCAGGCCTTGCCGCAATATACTCTTCAAAAGTTAACGCTTTTAACAGATCTGCAGTCAGATCATCATTCGAGGCCCAGAGGGGGAGGAAGCCACCACCTGCTGCCGGGCTGGTCACGTCATCCACACTGTGCACTGCCTCGATGCTCTCGACAATCAGATCGCCCTCTTCAGTCTTGCGCGCACGTCCTATGGCATTGATGCTGCCCCCTAGCAACGTGGCTGGGGCCCGACCTTCGACAATATCGCGCACCAATGCCCAGGTATCTTGCCCCGCCTGATTGCTCGTGAAATGGCGCACTGCATAAATGCCATCTTCGCGGTACTCTACATTGCTCAGCCAACCCGTAATCTGGCGCACGCTGCGCTCCGGGCGATCACGCCGCTCTGTACCGGAAGGATGATCCGCAAATGTTTTGACCCCCTCAAAAAGGGGCAAGGCCCGCTGCAACACTTCCGGAGTATAGACACGCCCATTGGTGCTACGCCCGGCTCGAATGATGCGCTGGCGCACCGTCTGCGTCTCATTGTCAATCTGTGCCTCAGTCAGATCGAGTGCTTCAACCAATACCTGCGTCTGAGTGGGGGCAACCGGCCTCTGACTTTCCTGCGCACGCTTCAGTTTGCCCATGACCAGCGCCACTCCGGGCGAAATCTCCTTCGTGCGGAAAGTTGTCTCATCAAAATCGCCCGGATCGCGCTGGCGAAATCGCCAGCTCTGTTCCGTTTCTTCGATTTCATCAGTTTTGAGGCCGCTGGGCACCTTCTTGATAGCTTCTGCGCGCGTTTCGGCGATTTCTTTGAAGATAATGACTGTCTGCACTACCATGCTTGCCGCTTCAGAGATTTCCGTGGGCGCTTCCCCTTCTTTGACATTAGCATGCAGAGCCCGCAATTGCGCCTCAGCCTCCGCGCGGGTCGGATGACAGCCCAGAGTATCGCCCACCTTGCGGCCCTGCTCATCATGCTTGTAGACGCAATACTCGCCATTTTCCTTGAAGATTTTCCAGGGCATATCATTCCCTCCCGCTTACTATTGTGGCCGTGGCGACCGGGGCGGCGCTGCGCTGCGCTGGCTGCCCAGTCCTCCATCCGTTATCATCCGTGTGCGCGTCGCCCACTGTTGATAAGTCTCGCGCACCCCTCCTACCTCGTCCATCAGCTTCTCATCAATTAATACTGGCACCGTCGTACAACGACAAGCGGGATGGCTGCCTGACGGCGGCTGCATCTGCAAATCACCAAATTTGAAACGCTTGCCGTCCATCGCTCCACAAATCCGACAGGTACGCTCATCCTTCGTGGCTACCCATTCCCATCCACTCACAATATCACTGTTCTGTTCATATACTGCCAGCGCACCCAGATTGCTGGCACGCATGATCTCCGTGCGGGCAATCAGCAATGTGCGATTGAAATTGTGCCGAAATCCCTTGCGTCGGTCAGTGATTACGCCTAGCTCATCGCGCAAGCGCCGCTGCGCCTGAGCCATGCTCTCCCCTTGCACCAGGCTGGTGGTGATGCTACGCTTGATGCGCGTGATATATTCCGCAAAGTTATATCCCAGATCTTCGTGCCAATCCTTACCCATATAGGCGGATACCAATGAAGCGCGGATGGCATCTACAGGCAACACCGGATGTACCCGCACCAGAACATCCGGATTGGTCGCCTGATCCAACGCCCAAGCACGCCCCGCATACCCTTGCTCATACGCCATCAGGATCGCCTCATCCAAGCTGGCCCCTACTTGCTGCGCCAGCGCCACCATCTCCATCTCGATCTGGCGCAGCAACTGCGCTCGCCTGGTAATATCCGGTGTTCCATCACTACCATATGCCAGCGATAATTCACCCGCCATGCGCAAATATGCCTGCCGATACAAGTCGTAAAGCTTGCGCGCTTGCTCATCCGACAACCCATAAATGCGCCGCCGTACCCACCACTCCGCATAACGTAACGCTTCGCTATCCGAACGCAGTTGGCGCGCAATAGCTGCTGGATCATCCGGTTGTGGTTGTACCCGTCTCCCCATCTACTTCTTCCCCATCCGGCAATCCAATATCTTCGGGGCGCATCAGCAAACCCTGACCCACCTCATCGCGCGATGCCTCTTTTTCTCGCTTGATACGCTTGCGCTCCACCACAGCGTCCAGCCCTAACGTAGCAGAGATGATATCGCTCGCCCCCTCCGCGCTCACCCATTCATTCATAGTAGCAACAGCCAATGCCTCAGCCAATGTCTTGGGGTCATCCTCTTGCAAATCGGGAAACTTAACAGTTACAGCCTCCGGCGCGTCAATCATCTCTGGCTGGCCATCAACACCCAAAATATCATTTCCATCAGCATCTTGCACCGGCACTTGAGGAGGAAGCTTTCCTGCATCAACGGCTAATTGTACTATCCAACGATATATTGGTGTCCAGACCTGCTCCGCCATTGTTTGCTGTGCATCCGTAAATTTCCACAGGGCTGGCAATTGTTGTGCCGTTGCACTGGCCAGATTTGCATTTTGACCATCGCTGAGCATATATTCTGGCAAGCCCATTCCCACTACAGACATCAACTTCATCTGCCGACCATCTTCTGCTACATCAGCGGCTCCCACATTGTTGCTCAAGGCCTGCCAAACTTCACGGTCACTGTGCACAATGATGCTGCCCGGTGTAGGGGGTTTGCTGTAGCGCGAAGCTGCATTGAGTACATTGGCGGGCGTTGCTCCACTGATAGTTACATCCCACAACAGCGCACCACGCCACATATTTTGACGGGCACGATTTTCCAACCACTCTTTATAGGCGCGCAACCATGGCAAAATGACGAACAAATCAGGGCGTCCGCGTAGTTCGTAGCTATGACGATTGATGGCCACGTGCAATATCTCATCCGCCGGTATCCACTCATCAACGATCTGGGCATTGCCGATGGCAGTGCCAGGCAGAGTATACTGCAGATGATAACGATATACGCGCCGGAAAAAGCCCGGATCGGTCTCAATGTCGGTGATACGCCAGGGCGGAATGGGCACGATTACACCCCCGCCACGTCCATCTGGAACTTTGCGCAGAAAAATCTCGCCATCAATTTGCAAATCCTGCAACAGGGTCTTATCCAATTCTTCGATAGCATTCTCCGGATTGGCACGGAAATCATCGATAACTTTCTGCACATCCTGATTGCGACATGACACCGTATGTCCACGGCCCACGGCAAACTGACGTGTGATCTGCACTGCCTGCTTAGCCAATGGATTGCGATGAAAAGCCGCATGGCAATTAGTCAGCACAGTCTTGCGTGTACCGAATGACCATTCCTCCAGCGGATCTTCCACAGGCATGGTGATCGGGCCGTCATAAGCCTGACTGCGGAAGGGGGCATCAAACTGGAATTGCATAGTTTGCCGCTGCGATGCTTCCAGAAAAGCAGCAACTGCGCGTGGCCCCGCTTCCCGCACCCAGAAAGGCAACAGTACTGGCTGATCATAGAGCACGCCGTCACGAATGGCATACTCTGAAGCAGGAACCGTAATGCCAGATGTCCAGGGCAGGTGCCTAGAGCGCAGCCAAACCTTAATGGATTTATACAAGCGCAGAAACCACACTTTCATCATCATGCCTTATGCCTTCATGCTCAGCGCAAAAACTTGCGTGCCAGTGGCCGGCACACCACTGCCACTTCCATTGGTCAGCACCAACCGCGCACTACCAGCTACCCCAAACCAGGCCGGAGGCATGTCGTGAATGGCCCCGCCGGTCGGATGCTGAATGCACCAATTGGCAAAACCGCTCTCATGCGAAACTCCACTGCGCCACACGCCCCAAATATCCTGTACATGAATAGTAAGATGCGTACCAGCCGCAGCAGGAATGACCCCGGAAGGCGTCACAGTGCCCAGCGCAAATAGGCCAAAAGGATATTCAAAAACAGTGCTGGTTGGCGAACCACTGGGAATGGTCGCCGTAAACTGCACCGCCAGACGAGTCATGCTGCCATAATTGGATTTGCTCTGCGCCATGCTTATGCTCCCGTTTCGCTGCGCCGCCGCAGCGCAGCATCATCTTGCTTGACAATTTCAGGCCGGGGATCATAGCCCCGATCATAATCACAACCATCATCAATCAATCGTTCCGATGCACTCATCATCACCGCTGGCAATTGCGGATCGAGAGTTTCAGCCAGACGTTCAAACAAAGTTCGTTTGGCCTTAATAATCGCTGTCGCCAATTCGGTATTCGGTCGCATAGGTTAGATTAGCCACTCCAGCTGTGCTGGCTAATGCCTTGTGCCAAGCCAATGCCAGTGCCACGACCGTATCATCATGCATTCCCTCTGGCGCGCCATAAGTTGGACGACCAGTGATTTTATTGAGTATCATGGTGTATGCCTGCAATTCGCCTATTTGCACTGGATCGGCGAGAATAGCCAATTCCCCGCGCTCCAATGCCAGGGCCAGGCTCTCAATAAGCGGCGGTTTGCTCTGCATTGTGGTCACAAATGGATATACGGCCAAACCAATGCGTTGCAGTTGCTCAACAAGCGGTTCACCCATGGCATTAGCCTCTGCGCATATTTCGATGTTTCCCGCGCCTCCCCAGCGCTCAATTAATGTCAACAGGCGTTGCACCTGAAATGCATAGTCAACACGATTGAATCGATCCAGAGCGAGCTGCTGATGACAGGTAGCACATAACAGGCTGAGTACGGTGAAATCATGTGCGCGGCCCCAGTCTACTCCTAACACCAGGCGATGACCATCATGATCGACCAATGTAGTTTCCCATGGTGCTGTAGCTGCCGCTTCTACTCCCCGAAAAACTACACCGGTGTCCTCCAAAAACTCCGCCAGATATTCCTGACGGAACACGCGCTCTGGCAACTGCTCGCGCGCTGCCGCGATCTCCGCCTCGTCGATGTACGGATTGTCCGCGGTGATGAAGTGAAACGAGCGCCATTCAGTCTGCGTCTGGTCAAGCCCGCGCTGGTAGAGCTGCCAGAGCCAGTTTCGCCCCGCCGGAGTGCTGATGAATAACGCCCCGCCTTTGCGATCCGAGAGCGCCGGGCGAATGACGTCCATCCAAACCTCCGATTTCATATAGGCACACTCGTCCAGCACCACGTAGTCGAGCCCCTCACCGCGCAGGCTATCTGGGTCGTCCCCGCTGCGCACCTGCACCCAGCCCCCACCGCCAAACGAAACGCGCCGCTCGCTCTCGCGGATGGCAGCGCCCGGTATCTGGCGCGTGAGCTTCTTCAAGCCGCGCCAGCCTACCTCTGCCATCTTGTAGGATGGCGCTACCCACCAGACGCGCTGACCTTGCAGAGCACGCTTGACGCACGAGGCAGTGCCGAACAATGTTTTACCAAATCGCCGACCGGTAATGAGCACGATGAAACGCGCCGGGCAGCGCGCTACCTGCCATTGCGCGGGATGCAGCCTAGGAAGCCGGATCGTCGGCGTCAGTGTCTCCATCAAGGTCATTGTCCCACACTACTCGCACCTGCAAAGTGCTGCCCCCGGGACCACTGACTTCCTGGCTGACCACCGTACGACCGAAGTCACGTGGATACCGCCGCTCCAGCTTCCAGGCCGCCGCCTGCCAGGTGTCCGCCGCTGCCTGCTCGATCAACGTCAGCCAGCGCACCGCCGCACGTCCTTCCGCCGCTTTTACGGCCTCATAAAAATCATGGTATTTCCCTGATCGTGCTTCCTCGCCTGCAATCAACCAGCGCCGCATGGTGGCATAACGCACGCCACCGTACTGGGCGGCGAGCTCATACGTCGCGCCCAGCTCGATCGCTTGCACAATGCGTTCTTGCGCTTCAGGAGTGAGTTTGCTAGGACGACCCATAGTTACCCCCTAGATTAGTATAACACGAAACAACACATAGCACAAGAGCTCAGCGAGACACTTGACAAAATGCAATATATATGTTACGCTATATATCAGCCGCGCATGTATGCACTTATGCAAGTCGCAAAGGAGGCAAGGATGGACATCGGCGAACCCGTGAGGGAAGTAAAAAAGGTACGGCGGCCGGTCACGCCGGACGATCGGCCTATCGCAGTTCCGGATTGGCCGATCACATTCCTGCAATCACTTTTTCATGGCCTACCAGATACTGCCTGGCTGGAATTCGCCGCGCTCTGGCCCACTGGACGTGCAGGCGCTGAGGAACATCCTTCCCCACTGATATTCAACGCGCGCGCCAATCGCGCGCCAGACCTACGCAAACTGGCCTTGCTAAATCAACAGGGCTATGGCATTCACTATGGGCTGACCGCCAAAGCCAGACCCACACGGCGTGGCCATCGTTCGCGCGAAGGGGACGCCGCCTGGTGCACCGTGTTGTGGGTAGACATCGATCTCGACACCTCTCCTTACGCCAACGCATTGGGGGCACTCACAGCGCTACAAATGTTCACCCCCTGCCCTACTGCCATCGTGTGGAGCGGTGGTGGTTATCAGGCGCTCTGGCGCATCACCCCGCTGGCCATTGACGAGGCCCTGCGTCCACGCCTGCGCGCCATCCTACGCGGTCTGGCCCTGGCCCTGGGCGGTGATACCGCCTGCGCCGAACTGTCGCGCATGTTCCGCCTGCCCGGTACCCTCAACACCAAGCCCAAGCGCCACCAGGCCGAATGCAAGGTGATCGAGCTGCGGCCCTGGGAATATGTCCTGGAAACATTCGCGGAATACGAGCGCCTGGGCGCGCCTCCGCCTAAACCAGCGGAAGCCCAACCGGCCATGCCTATCCCTGCCGATGGTCGCCTGCACCTGCCGGGCTGGGTGCTGCGCTACCTGGCTGAGGGACGACCGGAGGGCCAGCGCAATCGCACGCTGTACGGGGCTGCCATCGAATACCGGGCCGCGGGCTACAGCTATGAAGAAGCGGAACGCGATTTGTTGGCGCGAGGCCTGGCCGATGGTCTGGACGAACATGAAATCCGCGCGACCATCCGCAGCGCCTGGCAGAGCAACAAGGGAACACCAACCGTGAGCCGCCACATCAGCGCACGCTTACGAAAGCCGTGGCCCAAGGACAAGGATTGAACCAACCCTGGTTGCTGAGGTATTGCATCGAGGGCAAATCCGTGGTACACTAGATATGCCAGGAGCGTGACAGGCGCATCATTACGATCCGACTGCGGATACGAAAGACTGCCGGTGCAAATCCAACCCTGGCTCATGGGCGGGTCGCTGCATAGCGGAGGCTCGCCGGGCGCAATAGCTCCTCGCCATGAAAATTGCGCCCACCTTTTCCAATCGTATAAAAGCCAAACGCCAGCGTGTAAGCGCTGGCGGGCGGCGTAGCAGAGGCTATCTCTCATGCTACACACACAGTATACACCAATCCGAACCAAAACGCAAATGCAAATCCCTCAGCCATGCGCGAGCATGGCTTTTGCTGTTTGAGGAGCGCCTATGACCGAACCACGTTTCACGACACCGTTTGCACACCTGCTGCCACCACTCACCAGTGAAGAAAAGGAGGCGCTCCGCGCCAGCATCGAACTGGAAGGTGTGCGCGAACCGATTGTTGTAGACGAGTACGGCCAGGTGCTCGATGGCCACCATCGTCTGGCCATCGCACCGGATGTACCATACCGCGTAGTGGCCGGATTGACCGAGGCGGAAAAAATCGCCTACGTCTACAACGCCAACCTGACACGTCGCAACCTGTCACCTGAACAGAAACGCGAAGTCGCCCAACACATGAAAGGGATTGCGCGAGCACTGCGCGCGGAAAATCCGCAAAAAAACTCGCAGGCGCGCATCGCCGCATTGCTGGGCGTGAGCCAGCAGACCATCAGCGCCTGGCTGAACGAAAATAAAGAAGACGAAGATGAGAAAAATGGAAGAGTTACCAGCGCTGGTAACTCTTCCAAACCAAAATCAAACCTGTATGAGGCGCGTTCAGGCCAAAAGGTGCCACGTTCGGAGTGGCCTGCCATTTTCTCGCGCTATGAGGAAGGAGAGGCGGCAAGGCAAATCGCTGCTGATTATGGTATTCTCGAAGCACTCAACTCAGACACTGAATGACCGGGCAAAGGAGACCATCATGAGCGTCGAACGCTTTTCCGCCGTCTTGGATCACAGCCAGCACAGGGGCGCCGATCTGCTGCTAATGCTTGTATTGGCCGACTATGCCAACAGTGAGGGCCATTGCTGGCCAACCATTGATACCCTGGCCCAGCGCACGCGCACTGATCGCAGAACAGTACTGCGCAGCCTGAAAAATCTGGAAGCCAGTGGAGAGGTAATCATTCGCCACAACCGACACGGTAATCAGTATCTGGTGGTGGTTGGCATGGACGAACGCGCCATCAACGACGCCTGCCAGCGCTACTTTGGACAACCACGCCCCACACTATCTACCATCCCCAGAAGTGACACCATGCCACTTCAAAGTGACACTACACCACCACGGGAGTGGCGTGATGCCACTACCGACGAAACCACCAGAAGTGACACCACGCCACCACAGAAGTGGCGTGATGCCACTTCAGAAGTGACATCCTGTACACTAGATCCGTCAATAACCATCAATGATCCGTCAAATAGCGCTGGGTCTGACGACCCAGCGCTGCGCGCGACCGCCAGCGCGGAGGCTGCTACTGCACCTCCTGGTTCAGCACCAGAGAGTGTACCAGTACCTGCACCACCATCAGCGCCCGTCAACACAGCCCCTGGTTCGAAATCTGTTGCTTCCGCAGCGAACAAGCCGCTAATCGCCATCATCGAGGCGTACTGGCAAGGATTGCCTGCCCCTCCTGCTGGCAAACCCTACGCGCGCTCGTTGCGCGCCGCCAAGCGCCTGCATGAGGCTGGCTACACACCGGAGCAGGTGCTGGCCTACCTGCAGGCGCTGTACCGCGACAGTTACTGGCGGGGAAAGGTGGTGTCACTGGAGTACGTGGCAGATCACCTTCCCACTTGGCTGGTGGCCCAACAATCCTCTGCGCTGGCAGATGAGTACAGCCCGTATCCGGTGGCTACAGGCCGCACGCCCAAGACCGTGGAGGAAATTGTCTGGGAGCAGATATGGGCATCTCTCCGCGCTCAACCGGCGGGCCCTGCAGCCGCATTGGGAGAAATGCGCTATGTCTGAAGCACAGCCTCCCAGTGTTCCTGCCTCTGCCGCTCAGGCGTCAGAGGCTGCACAGCCTTCGCCGCACGCGGCCCCTGAGGTGGGCACACCTACGCCCTGGCAATTGGCGGCGGATGAGATGCTGGCCGCTATGCTCACCGAGCGCAGATGGTGGGAATGGGCGGTGTTCGAATGCGGTTTGTTGGCCATGCACTTCCCGCCTGGCAAACATCGTCAGGCTTTTCTGGCGATCAATCTGCTGCGGCTCAGCGAGCAACCAACACATCTCACCGCAGTGGTAGACCAAGCCAACGGCACGGTCCCCCTGGAATGGCTATCTGAGCGCGCCTTGCTGGCTGAGGTAGCCTGCCATGAGGCGGTAGTGCGCAAAAACGCGGCCATCCTGCGCACGCGCGGCACGGCCTATGCACAATTGCAGATTTGCGAGAACGCGGCCAGCGAATTGCGCAAAGCGCCTGACGAGGAGGCACGGCGCAAGGTAATTGCCTCGACCATCACGCGCCTGGGTGATGAACTGGGTCACGATGTCGACGATGCGACTGCGCTGGCCGGCGGAGAGCGGTTCATGGCGTTGCTGGAGAGCAAGCCGCAGCCCGGGCTGAGCACGGGCGTAAACTGGGTCGACCAGACCACGGGCGGTATTCAGCCTGGCGAGTTGTGGTGGATCGCCGGGGCCTACAAAATGCGCAAATCGAGCGTGATGCGCAACATCGCCCTGGGTGCCGCGCGCGACGGCGCATCGGTCACCATCATCACGCTGGAGAGCCCACAGCAGGTCGTCATCGCCCAACTGGTCACCATGATGGCGGGGGAGTGGTTGTTGGCCAACGGGCTATACCATGAGAAGACGCGCGCGGGCACGCCACTGAATGCCATCACCGCCCGCCAGTTGTTGACATTGCGTGCCAACTACCGCACTGCGCTCGATCCGCGTCAAGTGGCGGCGGTGCAATATGGTCTGGAGGAATTCAAGCGCCTGGGTCGCCAGTTGCGTATTTATGATGCGACGCCAGCCAATGGTGGGGTGCGCACATTGGCGGACGTGTACACGATCTTGCTGCGCGATCGCAACCTGTACGGTGCTAATGTGCTGTGCCTGGACTATCTGCAGCGTCTGAGTGGACGCGGCGATACCATCTTCGAGCGCACCAGCCAGCAGGCGCTGGAACTGCAGAACATGGCCCTGCGTCACAAGGTTGCCTTTGTGGTGCTGGCACAGCGCAACGAGGAGACGATCCGCACGCATGAGGATGAGCATTCGCCTGGTGTCAAGGGCGGCGGTGATCCAGCGGCGACGGCGGATTATCTGTTCCTGACCAGGTATCCTGTGAAGAATCCGGACACAAAGACGGTGAACCGGGAGTTGTTGCAGATTGAGCTACGGCTGGCGCGGCATGGGGAAGCGGGCCAGAAGGCGGAGTTGCCCATCCATCCCGCGTCGGGCTGGTTGCTGCCAGAATAGGCAACGGCATGTTTGTCACACACCTTGACGACCTGGAACCTGAATTACGTTTGGCTGCCGCCATCTTGCATCGTGCAGTGCTTGATGTTGTCCGAAACACAGTGGCTACGGAGACGCGCGCTGAGGCGTATCTCTGGCTACACAGTGCTGAGGCGGGCCACATCGCCGCGGTGCTGGGTGGAGAACGACTATTGCGTCGGTTGTTGCAGCGTCTGGACGAACTGAGATTGCCCAAAGGAGTGCGGGGAGAGAACCATGGGCGGGCCAAACTCACCGAGCAACAAGTGAAAGAAATCAAGCACGCTTTGCAAAATCGCACCTCAGTGCGCCATTTGGCTCAGCAATATGGTGTATCGCGTCGGACTATCGAGTTCATTGCCAGCGGCAGAACCTGGAAACATGTACCGTGGCCGGAAACGAACGACCGCAGATTGACGAAGAAATTGCAGCGTTGATTCCACCGTTGGATGACAGCGAACTGGAACATCTGGAAGCGTCGCTGCTAGACGAGGGCTGTCGTGACCCGCTGGTGGTCTGGCAAGAAACAGGAATTCTGCTAGACGGCCACCACCGGCTGGCGTTGTGCGAACGGCATGGGCTAGCCTATCGCCTGCAGTATCTGTCGTTTGCCACGCGCGACGAGGCGCTGGTCTGGGTCATTCGCAACCAATTGGGACGGCGCAACCTGACGCTGTATCAGCGGGCGCGCCTGGCGTTGGCCTTGCGCCCTCTGCTGGCGGCCCGGGCCCGGGCCCGACGTGAACAGGCCCCCGGCGCTCCGCGCGGCACAAAACGTGCGGAGCACTCCCGTGGACTGGCAGGTGAATCTTCTGATGATCCAAATTTGGATCATCAGAAGGCAGAAAGTGGGCGAGGGCGCAGCCTGCGACAGGCGGCGCAGGCGGCGGATGTGGGCGCCAGTACGTTACATCAGGTCTCCGTCATCGAGCAGCAAGCGCCGGAGACGGTGCGTCAGATGGCGCGCATGGGCGATCTGGCCATCTATCGGGCCTATCAGATCACGCGGGCCTTGGCGCTATTGCCGGAGGAGGAGCGAGAGCGCGCGGCGGAACTGTGCGGGGACAGTGTGGACAAGGCGTTGATACTGGCGCGTCTGTATCGCAGCGCCCAGCGACCGGAGAGCAGCGAGACGTATCAGGAAATCTTGCGTACGGGCGGGTTTCATTACACGCTGATGGGCGATGGTGAGGAGGCGCGCTGGTGCGACTTTGCGGCGACGACGGCGGACGCTATCGGACGGGCCTTGCGCGAACTGGCACGCCAGCACGCGGCCCTGGCACTGGAGGGCGAGGCAGACGTCGAGCGGGTGCGTCGTGACGCGTTGCGTCAGACGCGG